CGGGTCAGGAAGGCCGCATCGGTCTCGTCGGTCTGGTCGATGTGGCCAAGGGGGATCTTGTCGAGCTCAGGATCGACCCGTGGGGTCATGTCATGGGCCTTGACCACCTCCCGGAACAGATCGCCGAGGGTAGGTGCATCCCAGCTGCGGGTGCGTCGCTCCTTGAAGCCGGTCTCATCCTTGCCGGTGAAGGGGGCGGACGTGGCCACGATGGTGATCCGGCGCGGGAACAGGCGCGGGGTGATGCGAGTGATCTTGAAATCCCCGATGCGCACCGCCCCGAGCTCCTTGTATCCCTCAAACCAAGTCAGCACCTGTCCTTCTTCGGGGATGCCGTCCACCCCTTCCACGTTGACCACCAGGGTGAGCTGGTCGCTCTGATGGCCCGAGGCATCGACACGGTCGAAGGACTCCAACCTGGCGTTGATCATCTGGCTGCCCGGCCCCTCGCAGTAATGCACCGGGGTCGTTCCCAGTCTCAGCTCCATACCCCCTCCCGCGCTTTCGGGGCGCTCGGCGGCACCGGCGGCAGGGTGATGACCACCCCGGCAGGCAGCACCAGGCCATGATCGTGCAGATGCGGATTCAGCTGATAGACCAGCTCCTCGATGGCATCATCGTCGCGGCCCAGCAGCCGCCAGGTGAGCAAGCCGACGGTGTCGCCGTCCGTTGTCCGTACTCTCATCGGCGCTGACTCCCGAGTGACGGGTTCGCGAACTCAACCAGGTTGATGGTGATGTCCTGCACCATGCAGGTACCGTCGTGGATCATCTGCTCCCCCTTCACCTCAAACGACTTGAGCACATACTGGCCGGAGGTGGTGCCGTCACCCCGCACCAGGGTGCGCGGCTTGAACTCATCCCGAGCCTTCTTCAGCTTCTCGATCTGATCTTCCCCATCACTGGAGTACCAGCGGCCGGTAAAGCTGATGGTGTCCAGCTTGCGGCCAGTCTGCTGCTGCAGCGGCAGCTCGTTCAGCAGCTCCACTTCCACCCAGCCGCCGTCGAAACTGCGGCTCTGGCCGAGCAGCGGGTTGCCGCCCGACATCGAGAAGTTGTAGTCGCCCCAGCTAAATTGCTTGTCCGGTTTTGGCTGGGCCTGGTTCAAGAAAAAGCCAGCCCCGAGGCTGGCCAACAACGAGACAGGAAACTTCATCAGTCACTCCCCAAGCCAGCAAGGCTGGCGTCGGTGCGGGTATCGAGCCCCAGGCTGCTGGTCAGCAGGGACGGCAGGAAGCTCGACAGCTGCGCCTTGATCTTCTCGACCAGGGCATTGTCCTGCTCGGGATCCCCGCTGGCCCGCACATCGAACTTGATGTCGACCTTGTTCGAGACCTCGGTCTTCTTGGTCTCCTGCTTGATCACCTCCTTGACCGGGTCGGTCCCGTTGGCCAATGCGGTCTTATCGGTAGCAAACCACTTGCCAATCTGCTCGCCGATGATATTGCCGAGATCTCCCCCCAAGCTACCAAGGCCCCCAGCTGCAAGCTCACCTACCGCCGAGCCAGCTGATGCCAGCGCCGCGGACGGTTCCCTACCCAATAAGGCCACCTCCTTGGCCTGTTCGGTCCGGTTGGCTAGCGGCGGCTTGTCGGTCGCAAACCACTTTCCGATCGAGGCGCCGAGAATGTTGCCCAGCTCACCGCCGCCCCAGGCGCCAAGAGCCCCCCCGACGGCAGCGCCGACGGCGGTGCCGATCACGGGGACCACGGAACCAATGGCCGCGCCGGCGGCCGCACCGGCCCAGCCACCGCCTATGCCGCCCGCGAGGTCACCCGCAGCACCACCCATCGCGGCAGCATTGCCAGTCATGGCCGCGCCGTACAGCTCACTGCCTGCCGAGATCATGCCGAGGGGACGTATCACCTTGCCTGCAACCCTGCCAACCGTCTTGCCAGCAGACGCCAGCAGGGAGGCGCCATCACCACCAAGGTCAGCCACATCCCCGACCATCTCCGATGCCTCGGCACCCTTGGGCAGCATCGTCATGCCAGCACCGAGACCGAGCAGACCCGCCCACTTGCCAAGGCGGCCGAAGCGGCCACGGCTGCGCCCTGCGCCTGCAATTCGACCCTCTGCCTCACGCAGCGACCCAAGGCGGGATGCGCGGCGCCCTGGGCGGCCACCACGACCGCCTCGACCACCGCCACCCATGGGGCCACTGGCCCCAGCCATGCGCTCCAGCTGCCGGTTGACCCGCTCAAGGGAACGGGCAGCCGCCGCACCAGAGCGGGCGGCTCTATCTTCCTGTCCACCCAGCTTGGCCTTGGCAATGCGCCCCGCCTGGAACAGGTCACTGAAGATCGACTTCACGCCCTTGAAGACGATCATGCCGGCCTTGATCCCGACCAGACCGGCTCCGGCTTTCACCAGCCAACCGGCGGTTTCCCGGGCCGCCTCAGAGGTCTCCATCAGCTTGGCGCCAGAGGCGGCCAGATTGCTGAGCGGCTGAACGACCTGATCCAACAACGGCAGGAACAGGTCGCCGAGGTTGATCACCAGCCGGTCAAAGTTGGCCCCCGCCCGATCCAGCATGGCCGCGCGGGTCTTGGCCTTGTTCTGATACTCCTGCTCCATCGAGCCAGCGTAGGCCGCCTCGTCGCCTGCCAGCGCCATCGCCTTTTGCAGCAGCTCGGTGTTGGCCGTCAGTTTGCTGACTGCCCCCACCACCTCTTCGCCAAACAGCTGGCTGATCACTGCCGCCTGCTTGTCCTTGTCCTGCTTGCCGATCTTGCCCAGCACTTTGAACAGGGTGCCGCCGGCATCCTTTTGCATGTCCTTTGCCAGCACCTCTGGATCAAAGCCGAGCATGGCCAGCGACTCTTTCTGGCTCTTGGTCGCCGCGAACGACTTGTTCAGCCGCCCCGTGATGTTTTTCATCGCGGTGGCGGTGGTCTCTTCCGTCTCGCCACCGGCGAGCAGAGAGGCCGCCAGCGCCGCCGACTGCCGGTCATTAAAACCGGCCTTCATGGTGGTGGCACCCTGACGCAGCATCACCCGCGCCACATCAGCCGGCTTGGCGGCCATCTCGTTGGAGATGGCGTTGGAGTAGTCGGCCAGGCGCATGACCTGATCCTGGCTCAACCCCATCGCCGAGCGCTGCTTGGCCAGGATGGTACCGGACTCTTCGGCCGACATGTCCATGGCCACCGACATCTTCGATGCATCGCCGGCAAAGCGCAGCAGCTCCTTGCTGTCGGTGGTACCGTCTTTGCGCTTGCCGATCCCCGCCTCGCCCGCGGCCGCGACGATGTTGGTCATGCCTACCTGGTCGACACCAAGCTGGCCGGCCAGCTCCATCATGCTGGCGCGGGTCGCGCCCTTCTCGGCATCGTCTTTGAAGTTGACGACCTTGGTCACGCCAGCAAAGGCAGACTCATAGTCCACCGCCTTCTTGGCGGCATAGATAGCCGGCGCACTGGCCGCCGCCAGCCCCAGCAATTGGCCAGGCATCTCGCTGCGGGTCTGCTTGTTGGCGGCCATCTTGGCCTGGGCATCCCCGATGGTGGCCAGCCGCTTCTGCTGGCGCTCCATGGCGGCGGTGGCCAACTCGGTGTCACGCTTGAGGCGCAGCTGCTCGGCACCGAGCGCCTTGGTGTTGATGCCCGCCTTGCTCAGATCGCCGGCCAACGAGCCGAGGCGACGGCCCTGACTGCCGAGGGTGTCGGTCAGTCGTTTGGCCTCACCGGTCGCACTCTTCTGCGCTTTCTCGGCCTCCTTGATCTCCTTGCCTGCGCCGGCGTAAGCCACCTTGAGATCGGCGATCTTTCTGGTGGTGGCGGCGATGGCTTCCTGCTGGGCGGGAGTAGTCGGGCCGACGAAGCCCTTCATCTTATCCAGCTGGCGCTCGGCGGCCTGCAGCTCCTTCTTGTACTCCGCCTGCTGAGTCGTCAGCTTCTTGATGGCGCCAGCGGCACCGGCCGCCTCAGACCGGGCGCCAGCCAGGGCACCCTTGGTGCCCTCCATCTCACCGCGCAGGCGGCCAAAGTCAGCCGAACGCTTGCTGGTGTCACCCAGCTGCTTGATCTGCTTGTTGGTCTCATCAACCTCGCGGCGTAGCCTGGCGGAGGCGGCCCCTGCAGAGTCAAAGGCACCGCTCATCTGCTCCTTGGCCGAGAGGGTGACCGAATACTTTTTATCAACCATTCTGTTTCACCCCGAGCCTGGCCAGAGCCAGTTCATAACGGCGCAGGGCGGCGGGAACCCGCCATCCCATGATCTCCTGGGTCGATACCGAGTAGACCAGCGGCACTACATCGATCAGGCGTTCGACGTCGCCTGGGGAAAGTAGTCCGCCGTTTCGACCAAAAAATCATTAATCCGCGTCTGCAGGGCGAGCCAGTCCGGCATATGCAGCGCATCAACGGTGATCGGCTGGATGTTGGTGCAGACCGCGACAAGTTCACGTTCACGCTCAAAGCCGCCCAGCTCGCGCATGGAGTCGGTCAGCCGCACGGTCGGCGGCATCATGCGCAGCTGCTCGATGGGTTCTTGACCACGCATCACATCGACCACCGGGACCAGCAGGGTGAAATCATCATCGGAGGTGCGCGGTTGCTCAACCAGCGCGTGGCTCGGCGTCATATTCAGCTTCTCAAACAGTACGGTCAGCGAGTTGAGATCCGGCTGGGAAAGCTCGCCGCGCTGCTCATCGTCAAGCCCGGTTGCAGCCTTGAAAGCCGCGACTTCAAAGCCGTGGAAATCCCGCTTGGTGTCGTCTTTATCATCGATATGAAATTGGCCCCGCAGCTTGCGCAGCAGACCGAGGGTCACGGTGCTGACGGTGACAACCGTCAAACCGGCTGCGGGCCAGCGCAGGGTATGGGTTTGGGTATAGGGTTTGGTCATGGGGGTCTCGCAATAAAAAAGCCCCCATGAAGGGGGCTATGAAGATGGGGCAGAGAGTGGGGCCACTGGCCCCACCTTGCCGCCGGTTAGAACATGCCGACGTTGCTGCGGTGCTGGGCCAGCAGATCGCCATCACCGAGATCGCAGATGGATGCCTTTCGGCTCACGTGCCACTCCTGAATGCCGTTCACGAAACGCTTGGCCTCGTCCAGGCTGAGGTTCAGGGTGTCTTCCGGCAGCTCGCTGATGGTGCCCGCCGTGCGGTCACGTGTGGCGATGCGGCCGGTCCAGATCTCCTGAATGGCAGTCACCACGCCGTCTTCATCTTCCCAGGACTCGTTCATGATCACCGTGATCGGCTGACCCGGGCGCCGGCCGGTCATCTTCAGGATAAAGGGGGTGATGCCTTTGCCCACGATCTTGGCCGTCATCTTCTCGATGCCGGTTCGGATATCGCCCGCGAT